CGGCGTTTGAAAAAGTATTGACCGAGCCGGAAGGTACGGTGGTCGAAATGCCAGTAGGCGCAGTTCAGCCAAGTTTGGCCGAAAGATTAAAGCGCGCTATCGATGCCGTCACTGTAAAACCCGCCCAGGCCGCTGCGCAGGCAACGGCAGCGGCTCAGCAAGCCCAGACCGCGCAGCAGGCCGCCGCCCAGAGCGCAACTGATGCTGCGAACTCAGCCGCCGCCACCGGATACGTTGATGCACCATTCCCTGACGTCTGGGCGCCGCTGTCTGATGACCTTCGCCTGCTCGCCGGGTTTGCTCCGCCCGATAAGTCGATGACGTTTACCCGCTCAACGACCGCGAGGTATATCGATAAATCTGGTGTTCTCAAAACTGCTGCGATAAACGAGCCACGGTTTGAGCGCGAAGGTCTTTTGATAGAGGGGCAAAGCACTAATTATGTTCTCAATAGCGATGATCCTACTCAATGGCAGAGCAATAGCACTCTGACCAAGGCATCAATCGTGGATGGAACTACACAGGCGATCACCTACACCGGTACGGTAAACGCTGCTACCAGCGCCAATCATCAGGCCACGGTCAGCTCGAATATTTCTGTTAATGCAGGCGATACCGTCACGATATCGGCACGTGCAAAGGCCTCATCGGATATTGTTCGCTTCAGATTTACACTTGATGGAACAGATATCGCGAATATCTTTTTTAACGCGATAACCGGGGAATTCATCAGTGCTACCGCTGGCCTTACATACACCACGGCTTTGGGAAGTGATGGGTACGCATACCTGACCGCAACATATACAGCTCCAAGCGCTGGCGTGGTGAGTGCTGGTGTTTGGCTAAGAGGTAACGCAAACCTCACGGTAGGTACGGTAATTTATATACAGATGCTGCAGGTAGAAAAAAACCCAGTGGCTACCAGCTACATCCCGACTGGATCTTCGGCGGTTACACGTGCAGGAGATTTTTTAGAAATATCCCCATTAGGAAATGTTGGATACCGTTTAGTTGGGGATTCTTTCGCCCGCTCGCTTGCTTTTGAAATTACAGTAAATAGATTCGTAAATCCGACAGTTGGATATGTGGATGTTCTTGCCAACTGGGGAGCGAAGAATGACATCATTCTAAGATTTACCGGGAACACTGCCAGAGCATATAGAAGTAGTTCTGGGCCAACAATATCGAATGTCACATTCCCTTTAAGCAGTAAAATATATGCGCAAACCATTGATACTTACAATAACAACGAGGTTGCAAATTATTTTGACGGGAAAAGTAGTTCTACTATGAGTGGTGGCCCTGTAGATCCAAGCTCAGCAGGAACAGCTTTAAGATTTCAGGGAAACTCGAATATTGTTCACCACATCCGCAATTTCCGCATCTGGCACCGCCTATTAACGCCGATTCAAATTAAAGGACTCCGCTGATGAAAGATATATATCTGCGCTTCGCGAGTAATGGCGAGGCGCAACAGCAGTTAAATGCATTCGGTTTTAAGAATAACGACGATCAGGGAGGTTTATTTCATCCTGATATTTGTCTGGATTTGGTCGGTGTTATTACTACCAGTACTGGTGATGCAGAGTCGGTGGAATATGTCACCGAACCCGGCTATCACGTCAATCTGCGCGTTATTAACGACGACATCGATTTATCCAATCTAAATGGCTTCGTTGTGACCCCGAAAACACCTGCTCGCGTCTGGGCCTGATTATGGATGACAACGTAACTCTGCGGGTCAATGGTAAGGAGTGGGGAGGCTGGACCTCAGTCAGGATCGGCGCGGGCGTAGAACGACTGGCCCGGGATTTCAGCGTCGAAATTACCCGGCAGTGGCCCGGTGAGAACGGCGATTCTCTCCGGCCAAAAGTAAAAGGTGGTGACCGGGTAGAGGTTTTGATTGGTACCGATTTGGTGATCACTGGCTGGGTGGAGGCTACCCCCGTTCGCTACGACGCCCGCTCTGTAAGCGTTGGCATCAGTGGGCGCAGCCTGACAGCAGACCTGATCGACTGTGCCGCAGAACCGACACAGTTCAATGGGCAGTCGCTGGTTCAGGTGGCTGCCGCGCTGGCAAAACCATTTGGTATTGAAGTCGTAAATTCTGGCGCGCCCGCTGACGTTATTCCGGGTGTGCAGCCGGATCACGGCGAAACGGTAATTGAGGTGCTGAATAAGATGCTGGGCCAGCAGCAGGCGCTGGCCTATGACGATCCAAAGGGACGGCTGGTGATTGGTGGGGTAGGGTCGACGCGGGCGCATACCGCGCTCGTTCTCGGGCAGAACATCCTTTCCTGCGATACGGAAAAAAGTATCAGGGACCGTTTTTCAACGTATCAGGTATCCGGGCAGCGCGCCGGGAATGATGACGACTTCGGCGCGGCCACCACAACCGCTCTTCGGGCAAAAACGGAAGACGCCGGGATCGGGCGGTACCGGCCAATGGCCGTTCAGCAGACAGGGCAGGCGACGGGAGCCAGCTGTATTGCGCGTGCTGATTTCGAAGCGCGGCAGCGTGCCGCCCGCACTGATGAAACAACGTACACAGTGTGGGGATGGCGCCAGGGTAATGGCTCTCTCTGGGAACCTAACCAGCGTGTAATCGTCTTTGACCCGGTGTGTGGGTTTAACAATCGTGAGCTGTTGATTTCTGAGGTGTCATTTACCAAAGACAGCAACGGCACCATAACCGAATTGCGCGTCGGGCCGACTGATGCGTATCTGCCGGAACCTGCCGATCCTAAACAGCGGAAGAAGAAAAAAGCTGCGGAGGCCCCTTTCTGATGGGTAATTTTCAACAATTGCAGCGGCAGCTGCTTAACCTGATTTGTCGCGCGGTCGTCAGCAGCGTTAAGCCTGGTTCTAAATGTCAGGCCGTGGATGTCGAACTGCTGGCGGGTGAACAAAAAGGCGGCATTGAGCACCTTGAGCCTTACGGGTTTACCTCACACGCTAAGGCGGGTGCTGAAGCTCTGGTTCTTTTTCCTGACGCCGATCGCTCGCATGCTGTAGCGGTCACGGTGTCTGATCGCCGTTATCGCATCCGGTCCCTTAATCCCGGTGAGGTCGCTATCTACGACGATCTGGGGCAGTCGGTCACAATGACGCGAACCGGTATTGTCGTCGACGGTGCCGGAAAGCCCATCACCTTCCGGAACGCGCCGAAAGCCCGGTTCGAAATGGACATCGAATCGACAGGCCAGATCAAAGACCATTGCGACTCAACCGGCGTCACTATGGCGGCAATGCGCCTGGCTTACAACGGCCATAAACACAAAGAAAACGGTAACAACACAGACGAGCCGGATAAACAGATGGGGACGTAAATATGGACCTCTTGCTAACCGTAAATGGGGTAAGCGTTTCAGCAAACGCCCCACTGGATTTACTCACCCGCTCAGTTGTGATTTCTCTTTTCACCTGGCGCCGCGCGCAGCCGGATGACAACGCCGACCAGCCCAATGGGTGGTGGGGCGATACCTGGCCAGCTGTTCAGAACGACCGGTACGGCTCACGCCTCTGGCTGCTTCAGCGTCAGAAGATGACGAACCAGACCGCGCTGGTCGCCCGAACCTATATCACCGAAGCGCTGCAGTGGATGATTGACGACGGCGTTGTATCAAAGATTGACCTCCTCATTCAGCGTACCGGCATTAACGAACTGGGTAACAGCATCACGCTGTGGCGTTACAACCAGCCCACGACGATTTCTTTTGACGATCTATGGAGTGCGATCACTAATGGCTGACAGCGAATTCCAGCGCCCGACGCTGGCAGAAAATATCAGCATGCTACGCACCGACCTCTTTTCCCGCCTGGACGTGAGCGACACCATCAGGCGTATGGATGAAGACGTGAGGGCGAAAGTGTATGCGGCCGCGCTGCATACCGTGTACGGCTATATCGATTTCCTGGCGTTGAATCTGCTGCCGGATAAGTGTGATGAAGCCTGGCTGGAAAGGCATGCGGCCATGAAGCGCTGCCCCCGTAAAAGCCCAACAGCATCAGCAGGGTTTATGCGCTGGGATGGCGTGACAAACGGCATTACGCTTAAGGCCGGAGCGGTGATTCAACGCGACGACCTGATCCAGTATACAACCACGGCAGACGCGATCAGCGCGGGCGGCGTATTGCGCGCGCCAATGGTCTGCAGTGTCAGCGGGATCGTGGGTGAAATTGATGATGGCGTAGCGCTGTATCTGGTAACGCCGGTTAATGGCCTGCCGTCTTCTGGCGTGGCTGACTCTGTTTCTGGTGGATTTGATATTGAAGATCTGGAGACCTGGCGCGCCCGCGTGCTGGAGCGCTACTACTGGACGCCACAGGGCGGTGCGGATGGGGATTATATCGTCTGGGCCAAAGAAGTGCAGGGCGTGACCCGGGCGTGGACCTACCGGCACTGGATGGGGGCTGGCACCGTTGGCGTGATGGTAGCCAGTGATGACCCTGTTAACCCTATCCCCGGCGCCGCGACTGTTGCTGCGGTAAAAGCACATATTGCCCCGCTAGCCCCTGTAGCGGGTGCTGACCTTTATCCGTTCGCACCGGTCGCACATAACATCGATTTCAGAATACGGCTTACGCCAGATAACGCAGCAGTCAGGGCCGCAGTCACCGCAGAATTACGATCATTTCTCTTGAGAGATGGCTATCCGCAAGGTGAGCTTGATATCTCCAGGATGAACGAGGCCATTTCAATCGCCGCAGGTGAGCACAGCCATGTACTGGTCGCGCCGGTAGCCAATATTACAATCGCGAAAAATGAACTGGCCATACTGGGGACGCTGTTATGGACGTGACTGATGACGATTATATCAATCTGCTGTCCGCCCTTTTGCCACCAGGCCCCGCGTGGTCAGTGGAGGATCCTGCGATTAGTGGGGCGGCGCCATCATTACGACGGGTTCACCAGCGCGCAAACGACTTAATGCTGGAGGTTGACCCGCGCACAACTACAGAGCTGATCAGCCGCTGGGAAGCTTGCTGCGGGCTTCCGGATGAGTGCATACCATCCGGAACGCAGACCCTGCTGCAGCGCCAGAAGCGCCTGGACGCAAAGGTCAATTTGATTGGTGGCATCAACGAGGCGTTTTATCTCGAGCAGCTGGCTGCCCTGGGTAAGCCAGGGGCGACGATCACCCGCTACAACAAGGGGCCGTTTAAATGCACGTCAGCTTGTACTGACGCTGTTTACTCCACCGAATGGCGTTATTACTGGCAGGTCAATATGCCAGCCTCGACGGATGCCACCTGGATGACCTGCACAGATGACTGCGATACACCAGTTCGTTACTGGGGTGACACAGTCGCTGAATGCGTGATCAGCAAACTCTGCCCGTCCCATACCTACGTACTTTTCAAATATCCGTAACCGGAGACACTATGCATCGTATTGATACGCCTACTGCGCAGAAGGATAAATTCGGCGCGGGAAAGAACGGCTTTACCCGCGGAAATCCACAAACTGGCACGCCAGCCACAGATCTTGATGATGATTATTTCGATATGCTTCAGGAGGAACTGGCCGCAGTTGTTGAATACACAAACGTCGCGCTGGATAAATCGAAACGCAATCAGCTTCTGACAGCCATCAGGGCGCTTCTCACTGGTCTTAATCTGAAAAGCGCATCGCAGCGCGATGTGGGTACCGGAGCTAACCAGATCCCGGACATGGCGTCATTTACAGGTAACAAGTCTGCAAACGGCTGGCAGAAATTACCTGGAGGATTAATCCTTCAGTGGGGCAACGCCGCTCCGACATCCGGGAGTACAAACATTGGCTTTCCTATCGCATTTCCGCAGAACCCATATTTTGTTGGGGCGGGATACAGGCAGGCTAATTTCCCATCGGCTATGCAGTCTATTGTCGTTAATGACACGACGCTAACCACTACCGGGTGTACCGTACGAAACCTGCAGTATGATGGGTCGTCTATGGCTGCCTCTGCCAGCGCATTCTTCTGGTTCGCAATAGGATAATCTGAATGAACGAATATATTTATAGCCCGTCCGTAAATGCTTTTTTCCCGCTGTCATTACAAGAGGATTATGAAATGGCGGGAACCTGGCCACAGGATGGCGTGAGTGTTTCCGCAGATGTTGCAGCTGAATATATGCAGAGCCCGCCACCTGGAAAGTTCAGGGTTGCTGGGGATGGTGGAATGCCGGAATGGAAAGATATTCCTCCCCCTACACTGGAGGAGGAAACTGAACTGGCGCAGCACAAAAGACAGCAGTTACGCGCCAGGGCAGATACAGAAATTGCGTGGAGGCAGGATGCTGTAGATGCTGGTATCGCAACGGAAGGTGAGGCCAAAGAACTGGCTAACTGGAAGCGGTATCGAATTCAGCTAATGCGCGTTGAAGTGCCGACCACTGAGTGGCCGGAAATCCCTCTGTCGGAATGATTGATAGGCAGTCCCGCATTGATCTGCAGCCCCTTTAAAACTACTGTATATAAAAACAGTAAAGGGAGTGCAGATCATGCCCCGCACATACGAAATTCATGCCGCATTTGTGGCTGTCATACAGCAAAACCCGAAGGGCTATCAGTGGTTACGCACAGCCGACTTCATCCGCGAACTGGCGAAGGTACACTGGCATTTCAGCCAGAACGACGCTAACGAGTGGATAGAGCGCTATCAGCCTGACTTCGCCGACAGGACGACAGACCATAGCGAGAACCGCTACTGGATCTTGCGTAACATGGGGAGGGTTCACTAATGGGCTTCGCCTCACCGGCTACCGGCTATATCGAGCAGCGACTTACGCCAGCGAACATATGCATGACGCCAGACAGCCGCATCCTGGAAACGTCATCCGGGTTTGCTGTTATCGAGCCGGTTACCCGGTTGGTAAAGGGGCAGGTTCTGCTGATCCTTAGTTGCGGCCAGACTCAATTCGCACGCTTCTTGGGAAAGGCGTTAATCACGGAGGACGGCGAGGCGATAGAGGGGGTTGCTGCGGAGGAAGTCGAGGTGCTGGGCAGGGTGACGTTCTTCATCAATAGTACAGATGCTGACGACCTGCCCGTATAAATAGTGGTGCGCGGTTACACGTCAAATGCGAAAGGCCTGCGGTCTTCACTTTGAAGGTTTTATTTCTGCTATGAGCGAATATCAGCAATTAAAAGAGGTTTTGTTCAGTAAAGCCTTCAATCTTGTTCTGGATGTCTTTTTAACCTATGCAGACTCAACTGATCACGAGCTTCAGTCTCGAGTTCAATTATTCTGAGGCATAGTTGTTCAACCAGACGTGGTGTGAAAGTTTTAGTAAAACGCGTGACCACATCTATTTCATTTTGGGCCATGAACTTAACGGGTGTGTCGTATGCTGCTTTAGCCATTCTGGTCAATACCAGAAGTTCATCAATCATTACTGTCTTAGTCATCTGATGTCCCGTCACACTGTCTAAAATATGGCCTTCAAAAAATTAGTCTAAAAATTATAACTCTTTTTTGGACTGACGTTGTCGATGAGCTAAGTCTGCTCTTGGCTGTGAGTTCAATGGGTCGATGCAACGCTATCCTTAATCGAAGGGGGACGTTAGTTCTTGACCGAAGAAAACAGGTAAAGAACAAAAATAGACAGTGATAAGGTCGACGCCTTACTGAAAATAGCGAGAGAATACATGCTGTATTCTCTCGCTTACAGGTTTACCTTTTGAGGATTTTTCCTTGTGTGCCGGCATCTGTATCCCGCCAGACATCTTCGCCTTCTAGGCGTCGGTCACCCTGAATGGTGTAAATAATCTTACCCTGTTTAAACTGAAGGCCACCATCCAGTTTCTTAGCCTTAATGCCCTTACCATTAATCGTCACTTTATCATTTGCGTCAATACTGATGTTGGCTACGGCAGCCCCACTATCGCTCATTGCCTGCCATTGACCGGTATAAGGGCTTGCAGTAGAGGCCTTGCTGCTATCGTCATTGACGAATCCAGCCCTAATGTTTTCTGCTTTCGTTTTATTGATATCACACCCCTGGGCTTCGGACACTTGCGTACAGCCGGATTGCTCCAGTTTTTGCCGGTACTCTTTATTAATTGCCCAGGCAGGAGTACTGAGGAAGGATGCTAAAGACAGGTAAAGTAGTATTTTTTTTTGAATCATAATGATGTCCTCAGTCTATTCAGATATTGTCATACGCAGACATAAATTCTCTGGGTGCGTGGAAACGTAATTTTGGATCATAAGATATGGAGCCGGGTATTCGTCAATGGAATGTTTCATTAGTGTCAGTGGGAGCAGAATCAGTAATTGCCCATCACGATAGTGTAGGATCTCATCGACGAGCTTGCCGCGCTGGCGGGAAGTCAGTTGATGAAGAAAATACCCCTGAACGTATATCAGAACACGCTTTTAAGATCTTGTGACCTCATCTTCGTTTCATGGCAACGCCCCCCCATTGATTAAGGATAGCGTTGCATCGACCCGTTGAACTCACAGCACAAAGCGGCCTCCAGTGGCCGCATTACCTTTGTCCATCTTTACAGGTTTAGTCCGATACCATCCACATGTCGGCTTCTTCAAACATCTCCTCAAGCATCCGATTCAGCTTCTCCCAATCACTTTTTCTGGCATCGCTGTTCAAACCGTTCGCCTGCATTGGCTTAACCTTCACCTCTGCAGCGGGAAAGATCCGGTGTACCCGCTTTGTCAGCTCATTGAGAATTATTTCTCTGGCACCTGATAATCCTTCTACATTCCGTTTGTCGTATACCAACTCAACGAACATAACGCCTCCAAAACAACAATGATTTAGTACGCAATTTACACTGTTTTTTTATACAGTTTCAACGATGGGGTGCATAGCTTTTTAAGGAGGTTTTTGGGGCAGGGATGGGGCATAAATACCAGCTTTGGGGCATGATTGGGACATTTTAACTCATACGAACTTTACCGATTTTCGTATGATGCGTGTTTATAATGCATTGATTAAGCTAAAGAAAACACATGCTCTTGGGCGTTCTTTAGTGATTTGAAAAATTACCGCGTCACGCAGTTAAAATGGCGGGCATACTGTTCAAGGCTGGTAATACCCAGCCGCACCCATTTCGGGTGCGACCATTGGGGAAGACCCAGATAGATCATAGCGCGTTGATAATCTCGTCAGTGCTGCGCACCCGGCCAATACGCGGGAAGATATGGGTCATGCTGCCCTGATGCTGATCGGCAGAGGCCGCGCTGCAGGCGTCTTCGGCAATCACCAGGTTAAAGCCCAGCTCCCAGGCGTTACGCGCGGTGGACTCGACGCCAATGTTGGTGGAAATCCCGCACAGGATAATGCTGTCGATTCCGCGACGGCGCAGCTGGAGCTCGAGATCGGTGCCGTAGAATGCCCCCCACTGGCGTTTGGTTACTTCGATATCGCTGTCACGTTTGCCGAGTGAGACCGGATACGTCCACCAGTTGTCCGGCAGGGCGTGGGCAGGCGTCTGCGCATCCACCGGCTGCTTCAGGGCGTCGGCGAAGTCAGCCGACCAGCCGACGCGCACCAGCACTACCGGAATGCCACTGGTGCGGCATTTGTCCGCCAGACGCGCGCTGCGGCTGACCACATCCTGCGCGCTGTGCGGCCCCCCGGCGAACGGCAGGATCCCTTCCTGTAAATCAATGACGACAAGGGCGGTTCTGGCGGCGTCGAGTGTAAACATGTTTATTCCTGTTAAAGAGTGAGCGTCGGTGACACCTTACGCTGCAGAGGCTGCGTGTGGGTCGGATATTTTTGTTAAATTTTGTGAGAATATGCAAGATGCGCGCAGCAATCGCGCGTCTGGCGCGCTTCTCTCTTATCGTCAGGCGGAATTTCCAGTATAATAGCCCCCTTTTTTCATCCAGTTTGACATACATAAAGCTGCGACCTAATAGCCTGCGGCTAAGTTAAGGGATATCTCATGCGTACAGAATATTGCGGGCAGCTGCGTCAGTCCCACGTTGGGCAGCAGGTGACCCTGTGTGGTTGGGTCAACCGTCGTCGTGATCTTGGCAGCCTTATCTTTATCGACATGCGCGACCGTGAAGGCATCGTGCAGGTATTTTTCGATCCGGATCGCGCCGATGCGTTAAAACTGGCCTCTGAACTGCGTAATGAGTTCTGCATTCAGGTCACCGGCACCGTGCGTGCGCGTGACGAAAAAAACGTGAACAGCGAAATGGCAACCGGCGCGGTCGAAGTGCTGGCCTCCGATCTGACCATCATCAACCGTTCAGAATCGCTGCCGCTTGACTTCAACCACGTCAACACCGAAGAAGCGCGTCTGAAATTCCGCTATCTGGATCTGCGTCGCCCGGAAATGGCTGACCGCCTGAAAACCCGCGCCAAAGTTACCAGTCTGGTGCGCCGCTTTATGGACGATCACGGTTTCCTCGATATCGAAACCCCGATGCTGACCAAAGCCACCCCAGAAGGCGCGCGTGACTATCTCGTGCCTTCTCGCGTGCATAAAGGCAAATTCTACGCGCTGCCGCAGTCTCCTCAGCTGTTCAAACAGCTGCTGATGATGTCTGGCTTCGACCGTTACTATCAGATCGTTAAATGCTTCCGTGACGAAGATCTGCGTGCTGACCGTCAGCCTGAATTTACCCAGATCGACGTCGAAACCTCCTTCATGACCGCCGAACAGGTGCGTGAAGTGATGGAAGCGCTGGTGCGCAGCCTGTGGCTGGACGTGAAGGGTGTGGATCTGGGCGATTTCCCGATCATGACCTTCGCTGAAGCGGAACGCCGTTACGGCTCCGATAAGCCAGATCTGCGTAACCCGATGGAGCTGGTGGACGTGGCTGACCTGCTGAAAGCGGTTGAGTTTGCGGTGTTCTCCGGCCCGGCTAACGATGCTAAAGGCCGCGTGGCTGCCCTGCGCGTACCGGGCGGTGCGAGCCTGAGCCGTAAGCAGATCGACGACTACGGCAACTTCATTAAGATTTACGGCGCGAAAGGCCTGGCTTATATCAAAGTCACCGAGCGTGCGAAGGGTATTGAAGGGATCACCAGCCCGGTGGCCAAATTCCTCAACGCTGAAATCGTAGAATCCATTCTTGAGCGCACCGGCGCGCAGGATGGCGACATGATCTTCTTCGGTGCCGACAACAAGAAAGTGGTTGCCGATTCAATGGGCGCACTGCGTCTGAAGCTGGGTAAAGACCTGAACCTGACCGACGAAGCCAAATGGGCACCGCTGTGGGTTATTGACTGCCCAATGTTTGAATACGACGGTTAAGACGGCCTGACCGCTATGCATCACCCGTGCACCACCGCGAACGA